CTTAGGTATCTGCCCTACATAGAGCATACCAATAAGTTCCTTGAGTGCTTTTGCCCAACCCATCTTGCTATCAGCAACAAGGATTAGAGAATCTGTATGGTGAAACTCTTCTGCTACTTCAGGCAGCTTAGTAACAAACTGACGTTCAACACTGAAGCCTACGCCAGTACCATTCATAAGTATGTATAATATCTCATCAAACGATTGCACACGATCAATGGCTACGTAAGAACAGTTGTACCCTGCAATGTTCTCTCGCTTGAGAGCATCACCTGCTGACATCAGGCACCGCATGGAAGGCATTATCTCAAGAGACAACACAGCTTCCTCTAGTTCTTTTACTAAAGCATCTGGTATATTAAAATTGTGTAAGTCTTTGACATGCTCTTTAAAGAAAGTAAAGTATCTTCCCACTGTTTCAGGCCAAGTCTCTCTTCTCTCTTCATCATATAACCAACGAGAATATCTTGATAGGTGAATAAATTCTTGGTAAAGCGTTGGCAGATAGTTGTTTGGCATGTTCCCCTCCTTATTTATAATATAGTTCTAGTATTAATTGAGCATAGTGTATGGCTTTTTCAATATCTTTCTTGCCTTCTCCTTTTGTTCTATGTCTTGTAACATACTTAATTACATTACCCTCAAAGTAATCTAATCCGTTAGCGTGAATGTACTCGACAGGTTGTATCTTACAATCTTTATAATGATCTCCTCCTACCTGTTTGTCAAGTATGGCTTCGTTACGTTCAGCCCTTACTTGCTCTCTATCTTCTTGCATCCTCCTTAAATAATAATCGTGGGTTCTTTCATTATTATAACAAGGAGTTAATTTTTCTTCTGACATCATTCGTGTCTCCTGAATTAATAACCTTTAAAGCAAAAGTTCTCACTAGTTTGGGGGGTAGTCCTGCTAACTCACAGGTTTCCTCAAAGTTATCACACGTTACACCGACAGAACAAAAGACCCACGCATGGGCCTGATCTCTCTGTAATTTAATATCACTATTTTCTACAGACTCTTTTGGTTTAGTAATATCTAAAAGAGCTTGTAGTATTACAGCAAAGAAAAGACTTTTACGTGGGTCTTTTTCTGTTACATCATACAAGGATTGTATTTCTAAATCACTCGTCAAGTGGTTCTTGAACAGGTCGAAAAAACTTACCACCTACATAGTTGTTGTAGAAAGCTGGCTCATCTGTTCCCTCCAATGTGGACGTTAAAACATGGTTTATCATTTGATAATAACATTCATAATATTTTAAACTCCTTTTGTTTTTGTACTCTCCGATTACTTTAAAGTGATAATTCTTCTTGCCAATTTTTTTTATCTCTTCGTTTAAATATTTATTTGAACCTGTATATATTTTCCAATTGGATTCAACTTCTTTGCCTTTGCGCTTTATGCAGTACTGTTTACAACCAATGTATGACTTCTTTGTTTTCTTATGTATTATTATATAAACAAAACCAAACTGATTCTTAGGGTCTAGTTTTTTGTGGTACTTCCAGTGCATTACCAGTTAACTACTTCTTCGACATCTGGCTCTTTGCGAACTTCTGTAAGGAATCTTTTGCCCCTTGCATATTTGAATACACGCAAGCCTTTACCGTTGTTACTATCAGACCAACAATCCCTCTTGTGTCCACAATAAACACAACCAACAGGAAGCTTATAGTTACCAGACTTACCATCAGGTACAGAGGAATAACACTTATCAGGTACAGTATCGTTAGAAACCACTGTTTTAAGATGGCGTATTCTTTGCTCTGCATTTATCATATCCATTTTATGTACAGGAGAAAGACATATCTCTCCTGTTGATTTATCTATAGCGAGAAATGCCGCACGATCTGCATTATTTGCATGAGCGTATGCGGATATCTGTGCGATATAACCGAAGGGGTCATTCTCTGCTACAGTATTGGTTTTAAACTTTACAAAGCCAGCACCAGAGGCTGACTTACAATCTACTAAAACACCATCTATTAAAGAGTCTTGATGGCCTAGCACTCCTTCAACTTCAACTTCTCTCTGCTGATCTGTAACCTTATGACCAGATATAGATGCACACAATAAAAGAAGTTCTTCAAGAATATAACCATACAAAAACTTTATTCTTGTAGAAGGTTTTAATTCTGAATCCCCTATTGGTTTGTTGACATCGTACCACAACTGACGATCTGGTTTGCCAATGGCAGACAATCTTAAATTTCCCCTATCTCTTGGGGTATCATATAAGAAATCTTTAATATGTACTTTTAACATATCGCCAAATGTATTTATATATTCGTCAACTTCTTTCTCATCCATGTCTATAGGATCAAGAGAAAATAAATTATAGATATCTTCAACTAATGTTTCAATTTGTTTCATAATAAATAGGGGGAGCATCGGAGTAAAAACGACACTCCCCCTTCCTTTAATAGTTTATGAAAAAGCAGGGGCAGGTATTGAGGAGTCAGTCACATATCCTCCATCAACAGGATCAAAGTCTTCCCTTGAGGCTGTATACTCAATAAAATCTACTACCTGTACAGCCGCTAGGTCAGCCGATACTCCTGACTTGCCAGCATAATCCCACTCGTAAGGAATAGCCTTTACATTTACAAGACTACCATTAGCGATAAGCTTAGTATCCCAAGGATTGTTTTGGGAATCCTTTACGATAGGTGCTTGACGCTGGCTTCCGTCCTTACGGAAAACCTTACGTTTAATTGTTACAAAGTCACCACGATCATCACCTTTATTAGCAATAGGAAGATTAGCACCTTCTATTACAGGGCGGTTCTCGTCGTTCACTTCGATTTGAATTGTCCACACTGGATCAAACTTCGTGTTTGGTTCAATGAGGGAAGCATAGTGGCATTTGCCAGTAAGATAAATTGGGTCGTTCATTTTGTTCTCCTTTAAAATCGCTACACTATTGTAGCCATGAGTGCGGATCATTCCGCTGTTGTCTACTACTAAACAACCAACACATTATAACACACCTATTTTGGGTGTCAACAATTATTTTCTAAATATTTTACAGCCCTCCTTACTTTATTAATATTATCTTGAAACCAACCTAATGCAGAGTTGCATGGGTTGCATAACCATCCTCTAAATTCTCCACTATCATGATCGTGATCCAGTACCCAAGCTGTTGCGACATTTTGATATGCGTTCTCAGTCGAGTAATCACTTTCTAAATCTTGTTTATTTCTTAAACAGATAGGACACTGATGGTTTTCATCTGGAGGTGGGATAGTTTCTCTTAACTTTTTAACAATATCTCCTTGAGATTTATTACATTCTTTACATATGTTTCTTTCTTTACTTGTTCCATCTGCTCTGTGGTGTGTGATACCATAGGAGCTAAGAGGCTTTTCTTCACCGCATCTTAAACAATTTTTAACACCACTTGATTTGTCTATAGATTTTATATCTAAAAATAATTCAATCTGTTGATCTTCTAGTGTGTTTCTGCCCATGTTTTACCTATCTTGTAATCACAATCCAGATCACATTTAAAGTTAAAAATTCTTTGTGTATCCCACATAGATTCTTTTGTTATCTTTGTAAACCTTTTCACATCAGACTTTAATACTTCAAACTGGTACTCGTCATGCACTGATGCTACAAGCTTTGCATCAATCCCAAGTTGATTTATTCGGTTGTCCATTTGTATCAACCATTGCTTGCAAATGATAGCTCCTGCACCCTGTATTAAAGTATTAAGGGCCGCATGTGGAGATCGTATATAAAGCATCCTTCCATCAAGACCCCTGATTGTATCATGATCTTTAATTCTTTCTTGAATATTTTCTCTTAGAACTTTAAGGGCTGACATGTTAGATAGAAACTTTGAGATTAGTCTTTGTCCTACATCTGCATCTCCTCCTACGATCTTACCTATCTTTGCTGCTCCTGCACCATAAAGAAAAGCATAGATAAAAGTTTTAGCTTGATCTCTTGTTTTTAAACCTGCAGCCTGTTGGTTAGCTGTGTGTACATCACCACTAAGAACAATGTCAGTAAACTTAGCGTTATCCATGTAGTGTGCTAGACATCTTATTTCAAGACCGCTTGCATCTGTACCCACAAGACTGTGTGTATCAGTATTAGATACAGTCCAAAGGGACCGACACTCTTTACCATAAGGGCTATAAATTGCTGGAACCTGTGCCATGTTTGGGCCGTGATGTGCCATTCGTCCAGTAACTGTACGTAGTGTCAGTACTTTACCTCGTACACGTTCATCTTCTTGACACTCTTGTATCCAAGACTTTAACAACCCAGTTCTTTTTTGTAAAAGAAAGTAACGGCTGAACATTTCAGCTTCAGGTATGTCTTTTATTTTTGATAGTACTTCTTCACTAACAATTATATTTCCTTTGTCGGTGTGCTTATCAGGCTTCCATCCTTTCTCAATTAGGCGTTCAGCAATTTGCTTTCGACTAGCTATATTAAATGGGACATACTTTACTTTTGTTTTTAATTGTATTTCTTTTGGAGGAAATGTTTCGTCAGCCTGTCTTTCAAGATTATACTGTTCATCTAAAAGCTCTGCTTGTAATAGCATGGCTTCTTTTATATTTAAAGCAAAGCCATTCTGTTGTTGTTTGTCAACAATTGACCTAACCTTTCTTTCTATCTCATACGCTTGAGAAGAAAAGTTTTTGCCTTCTTCTTGAAGCTTTACAGATAGTCTTCTTGTTAGCTCAACATCACGCTTGCAATACTCAAGCATGTTATCACTATACTCACTGAACTCAGTAAAGTTTCCTTTGTTATAGTTAAGTCTTTCTCCCCATGATTCTAAAGAGTGACCACCATCTCTAATGGGATTGTAAAGTTGGGACTCAATAAGTGTATCTCTTATTTGATTTAGTTTTATATTAGAACCAGTAAGTCTATTAAGAACAGGGGCATCAAAGCTAATGCCATTGTGCATGACAAACTCACTAATTCCTTTACTCCAGTTTGCAAAGTCTTTGCATTCATCACCTATCCAACAACGCTCTTGATTGCTGTAATAATGTTTAGCAACTATGCAATGTATCTTTGTAGCATTAAGACTGTCTGTCTCTATGTCAACTACTGCTTTCGTCATTAGATTTTTTCCATATCATTGGGGGTTTCCCCTTAAAGTATTCGCTGTCTAAAGCGTGATCTAGTTTTATTCTGCTAACTACATCATCTCGTTGATACCTTTGATATTTTTTATAGATAGCTTCTCTTGGGCTGTCCACATATATATCATTCACAGCATCAAGGGAAAATTTTAGCAGTCTTTCTCTGTCTATAAATATGTAATCATCTTTTCTTTCAAACACAATATAGTTTGCGTCACCATAGAGCCAACCTCTGTGGCCTCTGACGTTTTGAAACTCTACCCATGTATACTCGTCATCATAAGAAGAGTTAGACCGTGATGTTTTTTTACGTGCCTTCACATCTACTGAAATATTCTTACCGTCTTTCTCTAAGAAGAAGTCTATATGTTTAAACATATCCTCCTGATCAGTTGATTTAGTTACTAAGTACCCTTTGTTTTTAGCCTCTACTCTAAAATTTCTTTCTGCAATCCAACCGTTCATTGATCATTCTCCATAAATGGATTATCTACCTGTGTCATTCTACCAGTTTTCCCATCGTAATGCAAGTGACAAGCAACACCTGTATCACCAGTGTACCTGTTCTTGAGAACACGTATGGTTGTAGTGTTCGCTTCTATGTCATCGTCTGCTTGCTGATTACGCTCCAAGGCTATAACGCTATCACTTAGATGTGCGATAGAGGCAGAGCCACGTAGATGTGAGAGAGATACCTCACGCCCATCCTCATGCCCACGATCCCCACTTGGCCTTCGTAGGTGGCTGACAAGCAGCAACCCTATGCCTGTCTCCTCCACCAGTGATCGTAGCTTAGTCATTAGAATATCAATCGACTTACGTTCATCACCGTTGTCCTCCTGACCTGATACTAAAATAGAAAGGTGGTCAAGGAAAACCCACTTGCATTCCAAACCCTTTGCCATGTACCTAACACGATCAAGAATCTCATCGTTTTCTATACTACCAAAGTGATCGAATGCGAAAAACCTACCGCTTCCAACTGTCTTTTCTTGCCAATCCTTTAGCTGATCTGCGGAGTATTGCTCACGTATTTCCTTGATGTATAACCTAGCGTCTGCTTCAACGCTCATAATATTAAATGCTGTGTTCCTTACGCTTTCCTCCAATGCGAGGACACCAATGTTATCATTGCTGTTGTTCATGATGTGGTGCATAAGCTCACGCATGATGCTTGACTTACCCATACCAGCACCACTGGTAAATGTAACCAGTTCTCCAGTACGCATACCGTAGGTCTTTTCATTAAGCTTATTCCAAGGGTAGGGACAAGTATCAAAATACTTCTCATCGTAAAGGCTGTCGCCAAGATCAGCTAAGTTAATAATACCTGCTGGTGTGTAGACTTGCGCCCCCCACCAAGCACTTGTAAACTTTCTGGTTTGACCAGTTTTTAAATACTCGTTGGCATCTTTAAGTTCTAAATTTACAATCGAACATTTGTTTGGCTCAAATAATTGAGCGACGGCCTGAGATGCGGCTTTACCTTCCTTGTCGTTATCAAAACAAATACGTATATGCTCAAACTTATTGAGATAGTTTAACCACTGCTTACAGTTTTTAACTGCAGACTTAGCCCCATTCTTAATGGAAACTGCGGCATACTTGTTATCAAACATTTGATGAACAGACATTGCATCAAGCTCACCCTCACATATCGTAATGTATTTACCACTGTTAAAAACATTTTGTCCAAACAATCCGCAGCTAGACAGATCACCCTCTGACCAAAAATCTTTGGTCTTTACTTCCCTAAACTTACTAGCAAGGTGGTTGCCTTCTTTGTCAAAGTATTTGTATCTGTGACCAGCTACCATGCTGCCTTCCCTTGATACACCAACGCCGTAAGTGCGACACGTATCTTGCGTCAACCTACGGTCAGGAATATCAGACAAATTATAAGCCCTTTGGGGATTACTTTTCCTTGAGTTCATTGGTATAACTTTCTGTTCCGCTTCCATTTCTTCTCCATTAAATCTTGTATCACATACAAAACAAAAGGAATGCCCATCGCTGTGCTGAACATTCCCATCGCTTGATCCACATGCAGGGCATTCGCCTCTGCTTAACCATTGTCCATTGGTCATAACACCCTCTTTAATTAACGCTCTACAGTATCGTAAGATACTCTACTGTAGAGCTTTAAATTAACTTTTACATTTCTTAGTGTAATAACTATTCTTTATACTTGTTTTAAGAAAGTATAGCAACCCTCCTCTATTTTTAACTTCATCTTCAGCCTCTTTCTTTGTCTTAAAAGATTGAATAATTATATCTCCAAATTCTTTTTTTAACATTAAGTTCCACATTAATATTTCCAATCAATTTCAAGCCAATCATTTTTATCAACAGATGTCATACAATTATTACAGGTCGTGGAAGCCCATGCAAAATTATAGACACGTTCATCAGCATGACAGTGAGGACACATGATAAACTTACCACCCTTACCTGCTCTTGTATAACGATTAACATTTTTATATTCTCTCTCCTCTGGAGATCGTTGGTGTTTAAGTTTCCAATCCATTTGTTTAGAGAATGGGATGTCCATTATACCAAACAGCCATTCGCAAAAGTCTTTAGGTAAATTCATTGTATTAATCCTTATGTGTCTTCGTAAGTTTGATTCCAAAGGTCTTCAACAAACTCTTCTCTGTCTGACATGATCTCATTTAGTTCCTCTTTAGCAAGCTTGTTTGCCTCTTTAGAATCGTAACCCTCCTCAGAGTACTGTCGTACTAAACTCCGAAACAAGGTGTTTCTTTCTTTCTCCCATAAATTTTTAGACATTATTATATTTCTACCCACTCTGACTTACTATGTTTCTTTTGTTTAAGTTGAGCGAGTTCCTCTCTAAGTTTTTTTATTGTCAGGTCTTTACCCTCTACAATTTTCTTTAGTTTAGTTACGTGTGTTCTTAATAATTCTATTTCATCCATGATCCTACCTTAAAATATTACGAATGTCAACATAAAATAAATGCCTACCCATGCGTCCTAAGTATTTAAAGTTGTCTGATCTTGACCACGCTGGCTTTACATATGTTGCATGATAATGAGTAGCACCCAACGTACTTTTAACAAACACACCTTGCAAAGCAAGATCAGAAACTTCTATCGCTTTCTGTAAAGCTCTTATGTTTTTCATTCTTTCAGGCTTACCATCACACCAATAAGAAAACATACATTTATTTCTTATTGGCTGGCCTCTCTTGTTGTACTTTCCTTGGTGTACTACACCACATATTGTATTTGGAAAGCGATTATCAAACACTCTCTCAAGTATTACATTAGCAACTGATAGTTGAGCCATCAAACTTTCTGATCTTGCTTCGTAGTACACTGCCTCTACAAGACATTTTGTTTCATTTGCTTTAGAAGTTGAGACATAAAAACATGTAGTTAAAATCGTAAGCCATAACAATAAATTATATTTCATTAGTGCATCCTAGTTATTTCTATGTAATACTCACTCCAATTTTCGACACCACACTCAGAGAGGAAGTCTTCTGCTTCTCTCTCTGATTTAAACTTCTTAATGTTGGTTCCAGTTTCATCAATTAGCGCATCCAACATGTTGAAAGAAACGAGACTACGCTCTTCAGTTCCTCCGTCTTTATGTTGTACAATTATGTATGACATTAATTGTCTCCTTATGCTGTTTCTAAGTCCTGCCAATGTACTGATGCCAACATTTTGCGAACCGCATCTTCACGATTGACTCTTTTAACGTGGTTCTTTACTTCTTTTTTCCCTTCTATTACATGTGTAGACCATGCGGTAGCTGCTTGATAAGCAGTCCAGAGAGAGCCTTCCATTTGTGTCCCATACTTTTCGTATAGACCTCTACCATGTACGTGACGGTTCTCTTCATCAAATGTTTTCATAAGGTTAGACAGTACGTTTTTGTTGCCTACGTTCTTACGTTTAACATTATCTCTACGCTTTGCTAGAGTATTGGTAAACAGTTGGATGGCATCCTCACGTTTTAGAGGTGTATTATACCACATTTTCATTTCGCTTAGACCTTTTCCAGCTATGTACTTAGATGCCTCTCTAATTTTTGCACCAAAAGATACTGGACTAAAGTTTTTGGTGTGTCGCCCATAAACATAAGCAAGCTTATTGCCATTGACTAATGTATTAAAACAGAACGCTCTGAATAATCCCATCATACCATTGTTAGCCCACGTCCTATTCTGACTAGTGCGGAAGACAAACTGAGGGACCACTGGTCCTGTTCCATCTATGTCCTGTGCATGAGCAGGGAACGTAGCAATAAGTTCCATCCTTGCACCACTATCATAAACATTTGTAGTGAAATTAGCATCTGTAAGATCAAGTCCAGATAACTGCAACGCCTCTTCGATTTGTTCTACAATTTCCATGTATTGTGTTATAACATAGTTGTCTGATACAATAGCTAATGGTTCCATAGTATCCATACGACGTAAACCTACACCAACATCGGACGACAGTTCTTCACAGAACGTAGTACCATCCACACTTTCATTTAGTATTTGAAGGGGGAATTTCTCTACTTCAAAATTTAATTTATCATGGTCAAACATTTTCTTCTTCCTTTAAATCTGCTAATATTTTATTTATATGATCCATACATTCTAAAAGAATGCCTTCATCATATAATTTTACCACACCATTTAAGCGTAAGTTACTTAAAATTTCAAGTGCCTCTTCAAGAGCTTGCTTTCTAAGCATTGCCTGAGTACTCCTCATAGCCAGTAGTAAAATCCTTTAACTCATTTTGAATCCAGCCATTTAGCTCCTCAACATATGCAACATCCCTTTCCATATCTTTAAGGGACACCCCACACATGTTCATGTATTCTTCTACCATTGGTAGACACCAAGCATCGTTACTAGTATTTATAAACTGTTTAACTTCAGAAACATTTCTAAATTCTGGTGCTAACATACTAACTCTCCTTATCCATTAAGTCCTCAACCTCACCTCTAATTGTACGATCTAAACAGGCACAAATTAAATGTATTCCATGCAGACGTGACGGTGCCTGACTAATTGTGTAATCCATTATACCATGTAATGCAGAGAAAGCAATCTCCGCTGGATGTTCTCCTTCATCTTCAATAAGTTTTAACTCTGTTAAAATTCTATCTCTTGTGTTAAACATCATCACACCTTTGCTTCTTTCTCTTGTATTTTTTCTTATCTAATACAATTCGTTGTCTATACTTAGGCTCTGCTAAATCTTTAGCATAGGTATTTACTTTTTTTACGGTGCTTGCATGTGGTATGGTCTTCCCCATGATATATTTCCTTCCACGAGTACCTCAACTTTAATAATATCTTTATAGTTCTCACGAACCCCTTGTTCGTTTTCATAACGCCATTCTTCCTCAACAAAGTAGCTCTCGCCTGTACCCTCGCACTCGTTACACACTTCTTCTCTTTTGCTTGGGTTATTGTCAGTAGTATAGCCTTCGCCATTGCACCACTTACACCATGTCACTATGTGCCACCATTTATTATCAGTCATTGGTCATCTCCTGATAAATTGCTAAGTTTGGTTAACCTTTCGATGACGTTATCGAGTAAGGCTGTGCAGCGAACCAAACCGAGAATGTGTGTTCTTATTCGTACTTCAACTAATTTACAACGTAACTTTTCTAATTCATCTACTCTTTTTTCTTGGTCAGTCATTGGTCATCTCCTAATATAATTATCGCTTACTAGTATCGTAAGATACTCTACTAGTAAGCTTTAATTACTTATTGTTAATACCCTTCCAACCAATCCAGTTGCAGCATTGCCATATCAAAAGCTTGCTCTGGCGTGACCGCAAAGGTGCTGGCAAATTCAAATAAAAGAACATCATCTGATTCAGT